AAAACATAATACAAATATTAGTTTCTTTAAGACTGCTAAACCATCAGTTACTAGTTTTCATATCAGCTTAGGTAATGAATGCAATTTGGCTTGTAGAATGTGTACTCCAGTGGCCAGCAGTAAAATTGCAGTTCAAGAAATTAAAGCAGGCACTTTTAAAGGTGCTGCCCGTATGAACTGGACTGAAGATCAAAAATCATGGGAACACATTAGTAACTACTTGTGCCAATCTGAAGAATTAAAATTTATACACTTGGTAGGTGGTGAACCGCTGCTAAATCCACGGTTTGAACAACTAATCGACTTGCTTCTGTCTGCAAATAAAACAGACATATACTTGGGGTTCACTACTAACGGCACTGTATTCAATGAATCGCTAATGCACAAGTTAAATGCATTCAGACATGTTGACATTGGTATTAGCATTGAATGCACTGGCAGATTAAACGATCTAATTAGACAAGGTAGTACAACACAAATCGTACTAGATAATATAGAATTATACCTAAAACATCGTAAACAGGGACATGTATATGTTACAGTACGTACAGTACCTAGCGCACTGAGTGTACATACACTAGACGATCTATATCGTTGGTGTGCAGATAGGCAAATTGATATAATGACCAATATGCTAGTGCGCCCAGTGTATCAACAAATTAAACATTTGCCCGGCGATATCAAGGAACGGTTACTAGAACAATACAGTAAATGGGAATATAGCGGGGCAGCGCCAGTAGGTAGCAACCCACGAGACCCAACTTGGTTTAAACAACACCTCGACGACGAAATAAAAGCAATAATAAACGAACTCAAATTACCAAACAATCCTAAATTAACACAAGAACTTTATGGCAAACTAGCATTATGGCACTGGCTCGACGAGCCGCAAATAGCAAATTATTTTAACACCAGCGTCAAGGCATAACTATAATACACATGGCACTAAAACAAATTTAATATGACTTGGCAATATCAAGGCTCCCTAGTTGAGACATTGCCCGACGAATGTGTTGGATTTGTTTACTTAATCACAAATATAAAAACTAACCGCAAGTACATAGGCAAGAAATTGGCCAAGTTCTCTAAAACAACTGTTAAAACAGTTAAATTAAAGAACGGTACGAAAAAGAAAAAGAAAATCCGCTCAAAGATCGATTCCGATTGGAGAGATTATTATGGCTCAAGCATAGAGTTAACCTCAGACATCATGGCATTAGGTAAAGACAACTTTACGAGAGAAATTCTTCATTACTGCGATTCAAAAGCTGTATGTTCATACATTGAAGCTAGAGAACAGTATGATAGAAAAGTACTAGAAACAACAGATTATTATAACGGACAAATCTCTGTCCGTGTCCATGGCTCCCACATTATAAACAAAATTTAAGACAATTATTCAGATTATGACTCGCACAGGTTAATTTCATGTGCCTAGTGACAACTCGATAAAAAGAGGGACGGAAGACTTGCAGCTGAAGCGAGCACTTAGCGACTATCCTTAACAGGACGACGATCGGATATGCCTTCATACAACCGGTTTCGCTATTTGAACAGAATGATTTTCCAAGGCTAAAAGAAGGGATAATTCCCTACGTAAACAGACATGTTAGTATATGTTTGTTTGCCGCCGTCGTAATAAAGACGCAGCTCGAGGTACCGGCCGACCGCCTCTGTAATGCTGTAATACTAAGTGATTGTGCTACTCAGATAAAGCTCAATTTGAATCTTTGCCCGCAAGGGCAAAGTGTGACTGCACAATCTAGATAAAGTACTTCTCGCTTCGCTCCAATTCAGTTGTTCTTGTAATGTATGTTTACTGTTTGTTATTACTTCTAAACTGATTACATTAACTAAACTAAGAGACGTTAGTAATTTGTTGTGAGCTGATAAGCGAAACAACAGATGTACGTAGTACATCATTCAGTGTAAGAGACACTGTAATCGCAAGCAGATATTATATAAATGACTACTTACGAGTTAAGATGCTCTAAAAGAAAGGGAGACCTGACTTTTCTGTGGTTTCTAAGTTATCTTTAATAATCTTGTTGATTATTTGTCTATCTTCGTAACTGAGCATTACTGCATCATCGTAACTGATGCTGCCGCGCATGAACCAACACATAGATAAGAGGTCTTTCCTTAAGGCTTTTGAGTCATTGTCGTAACGTTCTAGCATTTCGACAATCTCTTCATTTGACGATGTCAAAAGCCTTAGTCGAAAAAACTTGACTGTTCAAACACAAATGGAGTGACAAATTCCTTATTACATTCTTCATTTGTGCAGGTCAGCGTGATGTCGTTATGCTTTGATTGTACTTGGATCAGTGTAAGCCTATCCTTTACTGCATCCCATATCTTACGATCGCAGTTCTCTAAAAACTCCATGATGAATGCAGGATCTTCTACCACTGAGCCGTCTGCGGTTTTAATACCTGCAATGCTTTTACTAACTTGACTGATACCAGTTTCCACTAGTTTCTTAAACATATCTCCAAACTTGGCAGTTTTCTCTTCGTCGGTTAGTGCGTCATCATTGACTACCTTCATGATACGTTGCTCTTCAAAATTTAATACGTTATTTTTGTTGAGCTCTTCGTAGTTTTGGGGCTTTAGAATAATTTCTAAGTCTGCTATCTTAATTGTACTAGTCCAGTCTGCAATTGAAATTCTGTCTAACATAAACGATAAGTCAATAGCTTTTTCGTTAACTGTGGTACAGTGTGGGCACACAGCGGTAAACTCCATCTCTTTGCCGTAGGTTGCGATACGAATAGAAATTAGCAATGGATCAATATCGACTGTTGGTATTTTCCATGCATTCTTGATGCTTGGGCAGCAACTTTCAATCACAGCCACAGTACCTGCACCGTTCAGCAGCGCGTCCGGAGTCTTCATGGTAATCTCATCCCTTGCAGTCATTGCATAGATTGGTACTTCTCCAGTGACTGGCATATCCAGTGTACCTTCGGGATACCAGCGACCGTTACTAATCAGTTTTGTATACAGCACAGGCTGTCTAAAATGCTTTAGAAGGGGATTAGTTAAAGTACTCATATTTGAAACTCCATAAATAGATATAGTATATGTATACTTATCTTACTAATTAACCACAAATATTAAATGGACGAAGCTACTCAAAAATTACTCAATGACTTATTGAAACTGCAAGGTGCAGTGTCTGGTGTAAACGCCGGCTATGCGTCAGCGGCTAAAGGAGCTCTTCGCCGGGAACAAGCTGAACGGGACCAAATTCGGCTGTTAATGAAGAATAATGATTTGTCTGAGGACCAAGCTAAACTTCGTCTTAAGGAGTTAGATGCCGATGATGCAACTCAAAGAAGAAAAACCGTACGCGATAAGGCTCTGTCAG